ATTGCCAAACACCTTGACGTTCTGGTATGCACCAGATGGGTCATTCCACTCAAGGTACTTTGGCTGACCAGCAAACGTTCTATTGACTGACTTGAGTCGAAGGATCGAAGGGTCTTTCAGGAAGTAGCTGTTGTAATCTTGCCCGTTGACCATGCGGTTCTGGGTGTAGTAAACAGATGGAGCTACGGCACGAATGTGTTCTACGTCTTCTGATTGTGCAGAGTTCTGTAAAGCCGATGACAGTGAGTAAGTAAATGTGCAGCTTTCTTGGTTACCAAGCTTAGAGGTATACAAGAAAGTAACGCTCTTGTCGGCGATTTGATTCTTTTGTACTTGTACGGTACCAGATGCAGATGCTCTAACCCAAATGTTGAAAATGCCAATAGGAATTGCAGCAAAGTCACCATCTCCGAAGATCAGGTTGATCTTGTCATTTTCAAGGGTTTCAATTTCATACTTGTTGCTGTTTGCAACACCATTGAATGCCAGATTCTGACCACCAACGTTTGGAACTGGTTCCCATTCGGCAGTAATCACACCTTGAGCATCAACTTGCTGAACCCAAACGTCAACGTCATTGACATTAGGGATGCTTAGATTCAATACACGATTTGGCTGACTGGTGTCAAAAACGTAGTTAAGCTTGCTGAGAACACCTTGCTTCAGATACATCATGAAGCCTGTCGTGTCAGAAGAATCCCCATAGCCGTCATCAGCATACAACATAGTGAAGTATGCATTCGGGTTTGGTGAACGTTCAAAGATACCGCTCTGATCAACGTCGGCTGGTACCAATTCAAAGTCCAGATCCAAACCATTGACACTGGTCTTGAACTTTAGAACACCATTGCGGAAAGATGCCTGATCTGCTTCTGTCTCAAGAACATTGTGCAGTTCATACTGCTGAAAAACGGTGTCATCAACTTGGTACGATTTGAATGGAGTTCCAAACGGCTGAGTCATAACTTTGTTGATGACTGTCTGGAATTGCTCTTTCCACAGAGGATTGTTAGCATCATTCCACTTAATGACACGATTGGTCAGAGTGTTACCCTGCGAGTCTTTAAGAGTTTCAGAAGTGGAGACAGAATTGATTTTGACCAATCCACGAAGTGGAAGGTTTCTTGATGCAGTGTATGAAATCAGTTTGGCAAGTGCCAGAATGCTCTGCTTTCTCTGTGCAGTTGGCATTAAAACTTCATGAACCGAAAGGTCAACGCGGTACGAGAGCTGTTCAGCAATGTAGGCGAACATTTCGGCCAGCGCAATCATCAAGCTGGCTTCGTGGTAATCGTTGAAGTTCTCTGGGTAGTTGAGCTTCAGATAGTCGATCAGCGATTGCTTAACAGCATCGTAGTCGTATGCAGTGAAGTTTACCTGTTCAAAAGCCTTGTAGACTTTTTCCCAAGATTCAGCAGCGTATAAAAGAGGGCTTGGATTTGCGGACATGTTTTATTTATGAACTCGGTAGACTAGCAGGATCACGTAATACCTAGCCGCTTTTTGACGTTTGTCATGACAAGGGCCCAGCGGTTTGGATGGTTATGATCTATCTTATCACGTTCTTCTTCCCAGACTTGCTGAGCTTTGGATGGCTGAACTTTACCCTTTCGTGCAAGGGCTTCAATCTTTTGGCTGTGTGTTGTACCAGTCTTCTTTACGTTTCCAACAGCTGGATGCGACGTAGGACGAGGACCATCTTTCTCACCGCTGATGTAAGGATCTGATCGCTTCATCATCCCTTCATAGATTTCTGCAAGCGTCATTTACTGTTCACCTCAATATAGAGATCTTTTGTTACGTTGAATTCGAGATACATCACCTTTGCAACCGCAACGAGTGCATTCTTTTCTACTGCAGGAATGATGTCAAGGTTGATCAGCTTTACACGAGGTTCATGATCAAAGACTTCTTTGAGATCCATCGTGATAATGTCCATCGTCTGCTGGTCACCAGGTTCAAATGTCATCAGAGGAATGCGAGTTCCGTAGTTGGGCATCATCAATCGCTGCCCTCTTTCAGTGAAGATCGCGTTCATCAGATCTCGTTCAATCACGGCGACATTATACACTTCAAAAGTGCCACCTTGATCTTCGTAATCTCGGGTGTTAAAGCCGACGTAAAATTTTACAAGTTCATTTGCCATGTTCTATTTAATCCCTGGTCATCCTTGGTACTTTGGGTTCCGTGGAGTTGGACATGAAGCTTCATCCTCGTCACGTACCCAGTTGGTAGTTTCATGCTTAGGAACCACCATCTTTGGTTTTACTGTCTCGAATGTAACTTTTGCACCAGAATCAGCAGCTGCTGCTCCACCGTGATCACCTAAAGTTTCAATTGGTATTTGTCCTTCTTCACCGTCAATAGCAACAAATCCGTAGCTTCCGACGGTTGTAGCAAAGTGGGCAGTAGTGATTCCAACGACTGATGGTGCTTGCAAATCGATAGAAGATCCAATAGAACGAATCTCGAGATTGTTCTTAGAAGTAAGCTTCAGATCTCCATTGTCTACTCGAATTTCTGCACCATCTACGCTATTGATGAAGATCTTGCTTGTGCTTGCACCAGCTTCTTCAGCCCAATCTCTACGAAGACCAAGAGGATCTCCTGCGTATGGAGGAGGCGAACACCAAATTCGTTCAGTCACAGCAGAGGCTTTCGGACCATTGAAAGTCTTTAGATGCATATCTCGCGATGCTGAAATTTTGATGTTGGCGTCAGTCGAAAGTACTTCTACATTGCTCTTAGCTTGAATCTTTACTGCTCGGTCTTCTGATTGAATGTTTACACGCTTCTTGGCAACGATGTTAATGTTTTCAGAAGAGTACAAGTTAAGATCATTCTCAGAATGAATGTTAAACTTCGACGATGTGTAGAAGTAGATCTTACCACTACCTTCGTCAATTTCAACCCAATTTCTACCACGTGCAGTAGAAATGTAGATACGTTCATTCGTGTCATCCAGAATGATCTGAGTACCTTCAGTAGTCTTCATTCTCATCCGGCAAAATTCATCAATGTCTTGCATTGAGATGAAGTGTCTACCAGGAGAAGTCAACGCTATTGTCTGAGAGTCAGACTTTTCAGGTTCATGTGGCTTCGTGAAGTAGCCATCAGATACCGGTTTGTTCTTTGTCTTGTTTTCTGGGTAAGAAATAGAGCGTTCAAAACCACCACGAGTCTTCCAGTGTTTTGAAGTTGGTCCGAGACCGCCTTCTTGCAGATTCTTGGCATAATGTGCCATTTCTGTCTGAGGAACTAACCCAGACTCGTCAATCTCAGTAGATAGCGGTGGATTGTTGATTGACTGAGGCATGGTTCGGTTCAATTCTGGCATGTAGAAACATCCCATCCAGAAACGAATGTTAGGTTCACCTTCGAGGAACCCGATCAATACTTGCCCACCGACTTTCGGGATTGCCCAAAAACCATAAGCAGATCCACCAGTCAATTCAGTACTATCTCTACCAACGATTGCATTCTGAGTGGTTCCACCAAATGGACTGCAATAAGTAGCCCAAGGAAGATCTTCTGATTCAAAGTCTTTTGAATCAACAGCTGGAATGTAGACCTTCAGTCTTCCACACTGCGCAGGATCTGCGTTGTCTTTGACAACACCCATACACATTGTGAAATTGCTACCAAAGTCACTGTTACCAGCAAAGCCTGTATTAAGTTTTCTCATTTAGTTATTCCGGGTCAACCATCGTAACGGTTAGATTTTGAGTAAATTTAGCACCACTGAAAGAATTTTCGATCGTCAGCAATTGATACTTACCAGTATAGAAGAATTGGTTGAATTCTTGGTCAAAGATATTGACCTTGATCCAAGTAGATTTTGCAACGCCGGATGGAGGCGGCCCCTTTCCATCAGGAGTATACACGACACGATCTAACAGCATCAAATGCCCTCTGATTGAGAAGGTCACTTGATTGTGTGTAGCTCCTACTGCTTTCCCTAACGTTTCAAATGCAAGTCTTGCAGATGGAACTGCTTCAAGAGAATGTTTAGCAAAACCTGTGCCTTCAGACCGATTGGTGATCGGGATAAGAGCAGGGTCACCAGATTTTGTAGGTGTATCTTTTTGCTGAGGGCGATTGCTATTCAAGCGAGTACAAGTTTTGTTTTCAGGTAGATTGTCTTTAGCAAATGCTTCAGGATCTAATGTAGCATTTTGGCTGTCTGCATTTCTATTCTGCTCAAGACCATTTTTCCCTGATTGCATCCACAGAGTCATCTGATTGAATTTGACTTCAAACTCTAGTACATCGACGTTCTTTCCACTGAAGTAGTAATCGAAGATGAACAGATCGCTTTGATCTCCACCTTCATAAAGAACAACTTTGTAGATGACATTCACTACAGATTTGTCAACGTGGTAGAAAGTTTGCAAGATTGGAAGCTTTACACCAGGATGGCCTTCTTTGCCAATACCGTCATTGCTCTGCCCGATCATATCGCAAACATCTTTGCTTGCCATCAGAATCTGTCTAATCATCGTACCGATGTCAATGCTTGGTACGAAAGTAAGCTGACATTTTTCACCTGGAGCATACGAGTCTTTTGTGACTAGATTCAATCCACCTGTAATCTTTGGATCAAGCTCAATGTGGTATTTGATCTCTTTTGCACCATTCGTGTTACGAAGCTCAGTGGCATAAACATCACTGTAATTTTGATTAAGCTTCGTCTCAAGAAGCTTAATCGCTTCTTGAACGCTGCTAGCTTTAAAGCTAATGTTCTTGTTTACAAACCCGACAGCTCTAGCAATACCATTGTCAGGACGCAAAGGAGACGATCCAATTGCATCAGATGATATGACCATTGACAAATTGTACTCTCCACCTTTTTGAGAATACTTTGCTTCAAGATTGATCAAGTGAAGTGGAATAATACCGTTGAATGGGATAGTTAGTTCGGCTCCGCTTGCTGTTCGTCCGACGAAAAAGATCTTTAAACCAAATTGAGCTCCAGCTGAATAGTTCGTGATATTCAGCTCTTTCATTCGCTCGGTAAGCTTTTCGATAAAACTTACACCGTTTGGCTCAATAACTTCAAATGATGCTGTTCCTACACAAGCCATGCTACCAGATGGATCTACCATCGGTCCATAGTATGTGAACTTGATGTTATCGATATGCTGATGTGCATCTTTTCTTGTGTTGATCAGCAATGTACCATTAGCACGTTTTGGTTCTGTGACACCGTTGATGTCTACGTGTCTAATTGCATCAAGATCTTCCCAGTTGTTAGAAAGGTGCAGTTCATAATGCGGGACGTAGGTAACAAAAACGTCTAGTGGATTTTCTGGATTTGCCATATTATTTTCGTGTAGTTGCAATACCACCAACAGTAGTATTGGGGCTGAAAAGTTCAGCTTTAACTCTAGTAAGCATTGGAATCAATAAGACTTTACCTTCAACCAACTCTGTAAGTGGGTCAAGGATAGAATTGTATTGGCAAATTACCCACCACATTCCTGGATCGCCGTAGAAGACAAAACCTAGAGTATCTGGTCTACCTTCATACTTCTTTTCGAAAAAGTAAACGATGTCAGTTGGATCGTGACGCATGGTAGTACGAGCCCACCATTCAACAGTAGCTACTGAAACTTCAGTAACACCACCAAAAACATACCTTCCGTTCTTGGTATTGTAAACTGAATTCTTACGTTGTACACTAGAGGTTTTATCGTTTGCCATATTTAGAACTTAGGAAATGCTGGGACCGCTAATCCTTGCGATCTAGCGTAGTTATCAACAACTTGTACAACAACTCCTACAAATTTGTTGAGGTCAGGGTTTACGCTGTTGTTCAATATTTGCTGTGAACTGCTGCCCGCAATAAAGCGATTGTTTCGCCCTTCATTGCTGTAATCAGGAAGCGCACTGTTTCGTCCTTCATTGCTATAGTCTTCATTAGAAGTAATTTCTGGACTGTTAGCTGCCGCTCCAACAACAGAAGACGGAGCTGTTGGGTTTACTGCAATACTGCTTGGAGAATTTTGCAGTACACTTCCGACTGTTCGAAAGGTACCAGAAGAAATACCAGCTGCAATTCCTTTCCAGTCATACCGATGTGTTGCAGGTTCTGCTCCAGCTCCTCCAACACTTGCAGTTCCTGGAGCTCCAATTGTAGAGAATGAACCACTGCCATCTCCAGGCTCTATCGACCATTCTCTACCTGTAATTTGTTGAGCGCTGTAAGCTTCTTCTAGCTCAATAGAAAGAATCCCAATAACAGGCATAGGTTGAGATGATCCCCAAATGTAATCTACGTCTTCTGGGAATGTCCAATTGTAACTTAGCACGATACAAGGAACTTCTGAAAGGTATGTGTTGCTATAGCCGGAAAACTTAACAATCGGTGGTGGGGCTCCAGAGTTACCAAAGTCTGGTAACAACCAGCTTCTTACAGTGTCTAAATATCCAGCATTTGCTTTTGCTTCGTTTGGTGTACGTGAAACTAACTTTCCAGATATAGAAAAGTGACGACCGTTGGTGTTACGATACGCCCAAAGAGAAGTTGGAAGGTGAACAATATTGAACCCTTCATAGTTAGCTACACGACTTTCAGAAATTGGAGCAGATGCTTCAAACCTGATAAGTCCACCGCCACCAGAAATCATGACTTTCATTGAAGGCTTGATTCGATGTCCAACTACTGTAACTGTTGGAAGAGTTGCAGAAGTAACATCAGGAGTAGAAGAATTTCTCCCTTCGTGACTGTAGTTTGTATCGTAAGGTGCTTCATAAGCACTTGGATTATTGATTGAAGACATAATTTACCGCTTAAGGGTTAGTATAAGAATTGCCATATACAAACCATGATGTTGGATATAAGCCTGACGGAGTGTTAAACTGCTGTTCAAAAGAGCTAGTTAGATTGTTGTATCTCCATACCCAGCTTTGACTATCAGTAGGATAAACAACGGTGTTACCCATATCATTTGAAAATCTAGGATCTACGAACCAAGGCCCAGTCGTAGAAAATCCCATAGTAAGACCAGAATAGGCGTCTATGTATTATACATTTAAGTCTTGAAGCTGATCTGCTGCAGCCTGAACTGCAG